GGAAAGCTTGGAGTTCCTCTTGATGAGTACGCGAAATACAAACGCTAGGATGGATAGATGACTGAAGAAAAAATTGATCGAACTCCTCGCGCCTCCGAGACACGAGCAACCAAAACCGCTCGCAAGCCTTGGAGACCCCCGTCCCTTTTGGACGCACCTCCCGCACCGGAAGGCTTCACTCATAGGTGGATCCGCTCCGAAGTCCGGGGCTTTGACGACCGAAAAAACATCTCTGCTCGAATGCGTGAGGGCTGGGAGTTAGTTCGGAAAGAAGAGTACCCAGATTTTGAAGCACCTACCATAGAGGGTGGCCGACACGAAGGTGTCTTTGGCGTTGGAGGGTTGTTGCTGGCTCGTATACCGATAGAGATTGTTGAAGAACGTAAAGAGTACTTCGATCAGATGAATTCTGATGCGATGGACGCCGTTGACAACGATCTTTTTAAGGAGAACCAGCATCATTCGATGGCGATTCAGAAACCTGAACGCCAGTCGCGTGTTACATTCGGAGGTCCTAAGACATAGGACTTATTGTTTTAAACCTTTTGCTTTAAGGAGCAAGAAATGGCTAATACCAACGGAAGCTTTGGTTTGCGCCCCCTAAATAAACAAGGTGGTGCTGCCAATTCCACAGGTATGTCCAACTACTCGATGTATGAGATTGCGAACGGCAACACAAATAAGTTGTATCATGGCGAGCCCGTGATACCTCTTGCTACTGGCTATATTGATGCCCCCGGCGCGGCTGCTGGCGGAACGGTAGGCCTTTTAGGTGTCTTTCAAGGTTGTGAGTACGTTTCGAGTACCACTGGAAAACCTACGTGGAGCAATTACTGGCCCGGTTCTGGTGCGAACAGCAACCACCCAGTTAAGGCGTATGTAAACGATGACCCAATGCAGTTGTATGTAATTGCAACGGATGCTTCGTGGACCAGCAAGGCTACGGCTCGTGCCGCAGTTTTTGCTAACGCCAATTTCTCAACCGCAATCACAGGAACAGACTCTACTGGTTTGTCCCTTGGTCGGTTGGCAGTTAGTACAATTGCAACTACCGCTGCTCTCCAGATGAGAATCATGGGTTGGGTAGAGGACGCGCTGAACGAAGATTTTTCGGCAGCGGGTATTGGTGCGATTGTCAGGTTGAATAACCACTTCAATAGTAACAATGGTGCTATTGCGGCTGGTACTCCTTCAACCACTGGCGTATAGGAGGGTTGAGAAATGGCTATAAGCAGAGCACAACTCGTTAAAGAGTTGGAACCCGGCCTGAACGCCTTGTTCGGAATGGAGTATGACCAGTACGACCGTGAGCATGAAGAGATCTTTTCGATGGAAAGTTCTGACCGTGCATTTGAAGAAGAAGTTATGCTATCCGGGTTTGGATCGGCACCAACTAAATCTGAAGGCACTGCGGTATCTTTTGATGACGCACAAGAAGCGTACACGGCTCGTTACACTATGGAAACAATTGCCTTAGCTTTCTCCATTACGGAAGAAGCTATAGAGGATAACCTTTATGATCGGCTTGCGGGTCGGTACACAAAGGCCCTTGCTCGTAGTATGAGCCAGACAAAGCAAGTTAAAGCCGCTTCGGTTCTTAACAACGCTTTCTCTAGCACGTACACAGGCGGTGATGATAAGGAGCTTTGTGCTACGGATCATCCCCTTGTAAGCGGCAATACTTTCCGAAATGAACTTTCAACAGCAGCGGATCTTAATGAGACCAGCTTAGAGCAGGCTCTTATTGATATTGCAGCTTTTGTTGATGAGCGTGGTTTGAAAGTAGCGGTCAAAGGAATGAAGTTGATTGTTCCGAAGGAACTTCAATTTACGGCTGATCGTTTACTTGAATCTACCCTAAGACCTGGCAGTGCAGACAACGATGTCAACGCTGTTAAGAATATGGGAATGATTCCTCAAGGTTACGCTGTTAACCACTTCCTTACGGATACGGATGCTTGGTTCATTATGACCGATGCACCCAACGGCCTGAAAGGGTTCAATAGAACCAGCGTCAGGACATCCATGGAAGGCGACTTTGACACTGGAAATGTCCGGTATAAGGCCCGCGAACGTTATGCGTTCGGTTGGTCTGATCCTCGTGGCATTTTTGGGTCACCTGGAGCTTAATCGCTCGACTAAAGGGGAGGGGGCAACTCCTCCCCACGGTTTTTCTGGGATTAAATAGTTTTAGCGACTGCCCCAGCAGACTCTTACAAGACGCTAGAACGAAACCTTTGTAAGGAGGAAAGCCACGATGGCTAATACAACCTTTAATGGTCCTGTCCGTTCTGAAAACGGTTTTGAACAAATTTCTGTTGCTTCAGGAACGGGTGCGGTCACTACCAACCTTGATATAGACACCAGCGGCAATATAACTACTACGGGTTATGTTTCTTCATATGATAACGTCACTGATATAACGGCTGCTACTTACAGCGTTGAATCAACCCAATCCGGCGCAGTTTTTACTCTTAACCGTGCAGCGGGTATTGTTGTTACGCTACCTACGGCGGCAGCAGGGCTTCACTACACCTTTATTGTAGGCACGACTTTTACGGGTGCGGGTCAAATTAACACAGACAACGCCAGTGATCTTTATTCTGGTTTTGCACAGCTTTTTGATCCAGCAACGGCTGGCGACACCAACACTTTCATACCTGATGCAAGCGATGACGATACCATTGATCTTGGTTCAGCGGCACAGGGCTGGTTGGTCGGAGGAATTATCCGTCTAAAAGCAACCACGGCTGCTGTGTGGCATTGCGAAGCCTTTCTCCACGGTGATGGCACTTTAGCTACTCCGTTTGAATAAGTAGAGGAGTAGAACATGGCTGATGCCGTAACTGCTACCACTGTAATAGATGGGCCAAAGAGCGCCATTATCTATTGCACAAATACTAGCGATGGAACTGGCGAATCTGCTGTCACTAAAGTAGATGTGTCGGCACTCTCGTCATTACAGGATGGAACGGCTTGTTCCGGGGTTCGCATTCAGAAAATCGTGTTCACAAACGTTGGTATGGGCGTTAAAGTTCTTTGGAACGCCTCTACTAACGTTATAGCAGCGCAACTTCCTGCTGATTATTCCGATACTCTGGACTATTCTGATTTGAGTGGTCTTCCGAATGTTGCAGCTTCTGGCGGCAAGACCGGGGACATAAAGTTCACAACTGTGGGACATAGTAGTGGAGACACTTATTCGATAGTTCTCTACTGTTTGAAGCAATACTCATAGAGGCGTAAAAAATGTCTGATGATTTAAGTCGTAAGAATGAGTTGGACATTATAGAGCTTCGAGGAGAGATAAAACTGCTTGGGCAAAAAATAGACACTATCAAAACAAATGACTTGCATCATTTGCAAAAGTCAATTGATGGAGTTCAAAAAGTTTTGTGGACAGTTGGTGTCTTAGTTCTTGGTCACTTGGGAGTTGCCATAAAAAGCACCCTGTGGGGTTAAAATGAGAGGCTTGGTAAATTATGGCTGTTTCTGGATCTAAGGATTTTGAACCTAATGTAGCTGAATACATAGAAGAAGCCTTTGAGCGTTGTGGTCTGGAGATGCGAACAGGCTACGACGCTAAAACGGCCCGCAGGTCCCTCAATCTCATGCTTGCGGACTGGGCAAACCGTGGTCTTAACAGATGGACTATGAAACGGTTTACTCAGACTTTTGCTAAAGACATTTCTGAGTATCCCGTTGGAACCATAACACTTACTGTTAGTGCAAGTGGTAGTTTCACTATTGGAGAGACTATTACGGGAGGGACTAGTGGTGCTACGGCCTCTGTAATTACAAAACCGCTTTCGACTTCTGTAACAATAACAGTTCCTTCTGGAACTTTTACGTCTGGAGAGACTATTACGGGGGGAACTAGTGGTGCTACGACAACGACTACTTCTACGGCATCTTTGGAAGATACTCAGGCTACTATAGACATTCTTTCTGGTGTTATTAGGCGCGATGACTCTGATATATCCATAACAAGAGTTAGCAGGGACGAGTACCTTGCGATAGCTACGAAATCCACAACTGGTCGTCCTTCACAGTTTTATGTGAACCGACAAATAACACCCGTTGTTACTGTTTGGCCTGTTCCAGAAAACAGTACAGATCAGTTCATATACGACCGCCTTGTTCGGATAGATGACGCAGATGCTTCTGTAAATACCATGGAAATACCGTTTCGGTTTTATCCGTGTCTTGCTGCGGGTCTTGCTTATTACATTTCTTTAAAAAGAGCCCCCGAAAGAATTCAAGTTTTAAAAGCTTTGTACGAAGAAGAGTTTTTAAGGGCCGCTGAAGAAGACCGCGATAAAGCTAACATAACTCTTGTTCCTTCTTATAACTCATTAAGTGCTGTTTCATAATGGCTAGATTTGCTTCAGAAAAATATGCTTTGGGTATCTCCGACAGATCGGGCGTGGCTTATAAACTTAAAGACATGCGGAAAGAGTGGACGGGGATGCTTGTTGGTAAAGACGAGTGGGAGGCAAAGCAGCCCCAATTGACTATAGTTGCAGGTCCTGCTGATCCTCAAGCTTTAAGAAATCCTCGACCAGATAGAACAGAACCAGCGGTTACCGTTCTTCTTGAGTTCAATCCTTTTACTTCTGGCGATAGCGGTTCTGCGGTTATTACTGTTAGCGAGCCGGGTCATGGAAGAAGTACTGGTGATACCGTGCGGTTTAGAACTTGTGAGAATTTTGACGGGTTTACAGAAAGTACCCTTGAAAACTCCAGCGGATACTCTATTACGAAAATAAATTCTGATTCATACAGCTTTACTGCTTCTAGCGGAACGGCTGGAACAGGGGATGTGCGAGGTGGTGGCGGATCCGTTTCCGCAGGCCCCGTAACAGTGAGTGCATAGCATGGCTTTTACGTTTACAACGTTAAAAACAGCAATCCAAGATTACACAGACAATACTGAAAGCACTTTTGTAAGTCAGTTATCTCGCTTCATTTTAAACGCCGAAGAACGTATTCTTAAAGAATGTCAGTTAGATGATTTCCGAAAAAATGTTACGGGATCTTCCACTCAGTCGTCTAAGTTTCTTACAAAACCAACGGATTTTCTGTCTCCGTTTTCGTTAAGCGTTGTTAATAGTTCAGCTAATGAGTTTCTTGAATACAAACACGTTACTTTTTTGCAGGACTACACTCCAAACCCGGCTACGACTGGGACACCGCAATATTATGGCGATTGGGATGATGACAGCCTTGTTTTGGCTCCTACCCCAGATGCGAACTACACTATGGAGCTTCACTACTTCTACCGCCCTCAATCTATAACGGCGTCAAGTGACGGAACCAGTTGGCTTGGAACAAATGCTGAATTAGGGCTTTTATACGGTAGCCTTGTGGAAGCTTACACTTTTATGAAAGGTGAGCCTGATTTAATGTCTCTTTATAACAATAGGTTTTTAGAGGCTTTGCAGGGACTTAAAAACTTAGGGGAAGGAAAGCAAACTCAAGATCAATACAGGTACGACAGTGTAAGGATCCCGGTAAGATGACCGCTGAGTCTTTGCA